CTAATCCAGACAGTTAGATTTTGCATTTTTGAACGTATACCTGTTTTGATGTAATGCTATGATCTCTTTAATATCATTTGCTGAGTAGCCATCAAGTTCAATTTCTGATATCTCACCTTCGATCAGCACGATTTTGGCTGTCTGATTACTGGATACCGTAGTAGATTTTGACTTGAGTGTCTTACGTCCTTTAATCAACCATGACCCGCCACCATCTTTGACCCAGTCAACAAGAGTCTCAGCCCAATGAGAACCTTTGAGTTTCAAATTGCCATCTTTGTTTTCAAAAATAGTGGTCACAGTATTTGCATTGGTATCTTTTTCAAGCTTCCGTAAATCATTGGTTAACGCTTGCTTACTGCTTCCGAAGATATTCGGAGTAATCAGCGTAAAGCTGACTTTGTCGATAAATTGAAGCCTATGGTATTCTGACCAAAAATCTTGGTTTGGGAGAAGGCTCTGCATTACCTGTTGGTGTGCCTGTTCCATGGCCTTCAGCCACACCGCCAACAGGCTGGCTGAAATGCAACGGTGCGGCATTTTCTGCTGAAGAATACCCGGAACTGGCAAAGGCTTATCCAACAAATAAATTACCTGATTTACGCGGTGAGTTTATTCGTGGCTGGGATGACGGGCGCGGTATTGATGCAGGACGTGTTTTATTGAGTATTCAGGCCGGAATGCTGGAAAAGCACCGTCATCCTGTTGTCGCCAACGATGGGTATGACTCAAAAGAGGAATGGGAACTGGCGACAATCTTCAGAAGAGCATATACGCAAGGCAGGGGGCTTGATGCTGCCGCTGCCGGAGGGAGTCTGATCCCATCACCGACACTTCATTCACGAGGGAGTATCGGTAACACTGGCGGGAGTGAAACCCGTCCACGAAATATTGCATTTAACTATATCGTGAGGGCTGCATAATGGATAACGCCGTATTAAATAGCGAGCTTATTACCACGAAGGCGGGGAGTATTACCGTCTATAACTATGATGGTGAGACGCGGGAATATATTTCTGCATCAACTGAATATCTTGCAGTGGGTGTCGGTATTCCAGCATATTCCTGTTTAGACGCTCCTGGTACATCTAAGGCTGGTTATACAATTTGCCGTTCTGTGGATTTAAAATCATGGGAATATGTGTCAGACCATCGCGGTGAAATCGTCTATAACACCGAAACGGGAGATGCCAAAGAAATCACAGCACTAGGCGACTATCCCGAAAATACAACCACTATCGCCCCGTTAACGCCATACGATAAATGGGATGGTGAAAAATAGGTGACAGATACTGAGGCACAACACGGTGCCGCAGTAGAAGCGGCAGAAGCACAGCGCCAGTCACTGATTGATGCAGCAATGGCTTCCATCAGTCTGATTCAACTGAAATTGCAGGCCGGACGTAAACTGACGCAGGCAGAAACAACCCGGCTTAACGCTGTGCTGGATTACATTGACGCGGTGACGGCAACAGATACCAGCACCGCGCCGGATGTCATCTGGCCTGAACTGCCGGAGGCGTAGGCCATTCAATATCTGGCGCACTGGAGGTATCAACCAGCTCCAGTGCATCCAGATAATCCAGCCACAAATTATATTGCGCCAGTTCCTCACCTTTCAGACGACCAATAGCGGCTTTACCGGGCCATTGCTTACTGTTCATGTATTCGTTGGCCTGGTTAATTAGTAGCTGTCTTTCTGATTCAGTAATTTCAATAAGCTCTTCATGCGTGGGTGGAGGAATATCTGCCCACGCAGGCAGCCGATCATCTCCGGCAATACGGATTTTTCCTTGTGGCGGTTCAGCCATAAACTCACTGATAATATTTTGATTTACTTCCTTAGCGTCTGATAAATCCCATCCCTCTGATTTATATTTATCAATCATATCCACAGGGAAAAAAGCATTATGCCTTGCGCTATAAACATATTCGTTCATATAAATCACCCTGAATAAAATTACTCACCAACAGCCCACCAACTGTAATTCATCGATACTGTTGAGCTGGTTGATGCAGTTCTGTAAGCGGAATTAAAACCGGTTAGTGTTGGACCTTCTGCAGTCATCACGAATCCCCGTCCAGCGCCTAAAGGCGCACCACCATCACCAGAATGGGTAAGCATGGCGCAGTCCACTTTTTTAGGAAAAGGGATGCTGAATGTAATTCTCATTGTTTGCGTCGATAATGTCGGCGTAATCGCACCACGACCATATTGCAGGATTTTCCCGTTGGGTAATTTCATCCATCCATCACCACTGGCAAAAGAGGTCATGTCCGGTATCTGATTTTCCCCTGTTCCTACATTCCGTTTTGCCGCTTCTCCCAAACCAACGTTTATGAAAATGCAGAAATAACGAGCAAATGGCATCATTCCTGCTTTTGTCAGGGGGATCTACCATGCTTATTGGCTATGTACGCGTATCAACAAATGACCAGAACACAGATCTACAACGTAATGCGCTGAACTGTGCAGGATGCGAGCTGATTTTTGAAGACAAGATAAGCGGTACAAAGTCCGAAAGGCCGGGACTGAAAAAACTGCTCAGGACATTATCGGCAGGTGACACGCTGGTGGTCTGGAAACTGGACCGGCTGGGGCGCAGTATGCGGCATCTTGTCGTGCTGGTGGAGGAGTTGCGCGAACGAGGCATCAACTTTCGTAGTCTGACGGATTCAATTGATACCAGTACCCCAATGGGGCGCTTTTTCTTTCATGTGATGGGTGCCCTGGCTGAAATGGAGCGTGAACTGATTGTTGAAAGAACAAAAGCTGGACTGGAAGCTGCTCGCGCACAGGGACGAATTGGTGGACGTCGTCCCAAACTTACACCAGAACAATGGGAACAGGCCGGACGATTAATTGCATCAGGAGTTCCTCGCCAGAAGGTGGCGATTATCTATGATGTTGGTGTGTCAACTTTGTATAAGAGGTTTCCTGCAGGGGATAAATAAAGTTAAAGACACTTTGTGTACAAAAGAAAGTAAAACAACAGCAACTTGTTGCAATTTTATCAATAAAAGTAGTATTGTCGTGAAAAATTGATTAAAGATTAATATTATGCATGTTTTTGATAATAATGGAATTGAACTGAAAGCTGAGTGTTCGATAGGTGAAGAGGATGGTGTTTATGGTCTAATCCTTGAGTCGTGGGGGCCGGGTGACAGAAACAAAGATTACAATATCGCTCTTGATTATATCATTGAACGGTTGGTTGATTCTGGTGTATCCCAAGTCGTAGTATATCTGGCGTCATCATCAGTCAGAAAACATATGCATTCTTTGGATGAAAGAAAAATCCATCCTGGTGAATATTTTACTTTGATTGGTAATAGCCCCCGCGATATACGCTTGAAGATGTGTGGTTATCAGGCTTATTTTAGTCGTACGGGGAGAAAGGAAATTCCTTCCGGCAATAGAACGAAACGAATATTGATAAATGTTCCAGGTATTTATAGTGACAGTTTTTGGGCGTCTATAATACGTGGAGAACTATCAGAGCTTTCACAGCCTACAGATGATGAATCGCTTCTGAATATGAGGGTTAGTAAATTAATTAAGAAAACGTTGAGTCAACCCGAGGGCTCCAGGAAACCAGTTGAGGTAGAAAGACTACAAAAAGTTTATGTCCGAGACCCGATGGTAAAAGCTTGGATTTTACAGCAAAGTAAAGGTATATGTGAAAACTGTGGTAAAAATGCTCCGTTTTATTTAAATGATGGGAACCCATATTTGGAAGTGCATCATGTAATTCCCCTGTCTTCAGGTGGTGCTGATACAACAGATAACTGTGTTGCCCTTTGTCCGAATTGCCATAGAGAATTGCACTATAGTAAAAATGCAAAAGAACTAATCGAGATGCTTTACGTTAATATAAACCGATTACAGAAATAAAATTATTTATTAAAGTCACATTTAAGACGTAATACCCTACAGGGTAAAAATTTTCTCTGATCTTAACTTCTGCAAATGTTAACTGCTATTTTTATGCTAAAAATGGTTATCAAAACTCAAAAACACATGTTTATAATCAATGAGTTATAGAAATGCTAAGGGCTAATGAGTTATATGCAAATTAGTAAAATTATGTTGCTATGTCAAATAGTTACGATTTAGTCATCTAACTAATGCTGCGTCACATGCAGTGGTTCGAAGCGGCGGATCTGATTGTTAAAGGTATGGAAGGCGCGATTGCCGCGAAGACCGTGACCTATGACTTTGAACGCCTGATGGAAGGCGCTAAACTGCTGAAATGTAGTGAGTTTAGCGACGCGATTATCGCAAATATGTAATATCGATAATTGTTAAAAACAAAAACGGGGACTTAACGTTCCCGTTTTTATTATTAGCATTCGAACGGTTATCAAAATAATTTATCAAAACTCCCTCAATTCAGACCGCAATAGTAATCTATCCTTTACCCCGATCGTCGTGGTAACCTGAGCCCTCCTGAAAGTTGATAGTTACCGGTTTTGATTGTAGTGGTTTTCTTTATGATGTGTGGTTTGGCTATTTTTTGAAAGTGCCTTATCAGATTTGTTGTTATTATCAGGATAATATTTCAATAAAAGGTGATAATTTATAGACTGCAATAGTGGGTAGATTAAGTATTTTATGAAATTATTAGTATGCTTTATTTGCACTTCTACAAGGCGGCTAAGAAGTGTTGAAATATCAGCCTGATAAAGAATACATCAGCGAAAGTGAATACTATTAGTCGTAAAAATTCAGGAGACATATGCTCAAACCTATCTGCTATAGTGGAAGTGTAAAGGTTCCGGAATATCTGGAAACAGATAAGGAAAAAAATGTCGGACATACTCCTCTGTCTTCAGACATTCAGCAAGTTAAAAATGTTGTTGAAGATGTTCCGCCATTTCCAGAAAGCAGAGCGGCGAGAGGTTCTGTAAGCGCAGCGTACAGGCTTTCTTTTGACGAAGTGTTTTGCGGTATCAGCAATGAAGAGCGTAAAAAGGCGTATGGTCGCCTTTTTGGAAAACAAGTACTTGCACATATTCATTCCAGGTGTCAGCGCGACGCTGACATAATAAGAGAAAAAGCGCTCAGGCGGATAAGCCGTGAGTGTGGTGCCGAAATAGATTGCGCTCTCTTGCTAAATAAGATGGTGGATGTTTTACAAAATGCCCGGTTGACAATAAATTTTAATGCAGCAAAAATTGACTTTGTCTCTCTCTTAAAAAATAAAGAATATCTGAACTCTTATGCATTAGGTTGCAGACCAGGCGATTTACCTGCTTATAATGTCGGACGTGATTCAGTTGAAACTAAAGCATTTGAACTGGAGAAGCTTGCAGATTCACCTTATGCCCCATATGGTCAGACAGGCGGTTTTTCCGTAGCATATACTCCCAATAGTAGAACCTTTAGCCCTACAAGCAGACCAATTTATGCTGCACTGGACTTTCTGAACGGTAAAAATGGAGGTGCCAGCGCCTATGGGAAATCATTTTTTGAATTAAATGATAATGTAAAAACAAATTGTACATTCTCACCTTTTGATACCTACGGCCACAGATTTGGTCTGGATACGAGTAAATTATCTACATTTTGGCATATGGAGAACCTGATTGCATCCTGTCAAAATGATTTTTTTGGTTATAATTGCTTTAAGAGTTTGGTTAAAATGGCTAAGGGCGAAAAGTTTTTAGCTCACTCTAATTATGGTACAGGCTATGAAGGGAATTATATAGAGGCTCATATCCATGGTGATGTATGCTTATTTAGAGATATAAAACACGTTTATTTGTCTTTGCAAGAAAATTCTTACTCGAAAAGTCAACTATATGATTATGCAAAACAAATAAACCAGGCGCTTGATAGAGACTGCATAATATTATATTGACAAGCTTAGTATCAGGCTCTTTAAAAGAGCTTTAAATGATCATGAGCGCATACTCCTTGAGGTAGGCAGTAGCTGCTATCTTTTCATATTTATTAGCTTAGGATCAATCTGGCAGATACCTGTGTGGCACTTCAGTATGGCCTGGCAAAATAGAGGAATATGGACCAGCAGAAGCGCCTGCTGGCTACTTTTCACTTAAATCGCTGGACTTCACCGGCGCTTCAGATGAAGCGACCTTCACAGTCATCAGGTGTCCTGCATTACCACAGGAGTGATTTACTGGCTATCGATGTTCCTGCTCATCAGGTTTTTACGCCATCTACGAACATTTATTCTGCTATAAGTTGAAATACTGTAAAAATATTAAGGCTTATTATTTTTTCTTTAGGTAAATTTTCGCGCAACAAACTTGGATGCGGGAATGTTTGAAATATCATTGCCTTATACTAGATCTCAGCGACCTACAACTCACAACTTTATTAGATCATCTTTCTGAACATATTACTTTTCTGGCGGTTATCAACAATAGGCTGACTAAATTGCCGGACACTTTACCTGGAGGGTACAGACAGATTACTCGGGTAGGATCACTACACCGGAAAAAGATTGCCAGTTAATAAGATGTCGTCCATGATTCAGTTGGATGATAATGATTTATTCCCCACTCTTTGATCCTATAATAGTGATCTGATAGTTGTCCAGAACGTTCTTGCAAAGAGCGGACTTGTTAAATTATCGTCAATTTCTTAATGAGTTATGTCCTGCTTTGCTGAAAATGAAAACCAGTAGACAGACGACGGCGATCAATATGAGTCGGAAGTACCTGTGTTATTACCGTGGCAGGAATTCTGTAACTGATAAAACAGGTGTGCTTATTATCAGTGATGAAATTTTTTATATATGTATTAATTGCTATTCACAAGTAATTTGAGTGTTTGTTGTGGTTGGTAACATTGTGTTGAAGTAAATCATGATAGACTGGATTTAGATGTGATGAGATATAATAAATTTGTGCTTTGTTAATTATTTTAAATGTACAGGAGAGTAGTATGTATATAAATAAGTTTGTGCCTGTTTATACATTATTAATTCTCATTTATTCTTTTAATGCCAGCGCTGAGTGGACAGGAGATAAAACGAACGCCTATTACTCAGACGAAGTTATCAGTGAATTACATGTTGGTCAGATAGATACTAGTCCTTATTTTTGTATAAAAACGGTTAAAGCTAACGGTAGTGGTACACCAGTTGTTGCATGTGCGGTATCAAAGCAGAGCATATGGGCACCCTCCTTTAAAGAACTTCTTGACCAGGCAAGATATTTTTATAGTACAGGGCAATCCGTAAGGATTCATGTTCAAAAAAATATCTGGACCTATCCGCTTTTTGTAAATACCTTTTCAGCAAATGCTCTTGTGGGACTATCATCGTGCAGTGCGACACAATGCTTTGGACCCAAGTAAGAGGGGAGAAGAAATAATGAAAAAGTTAATATTCTTAACCTTATCTATAGTTAGCTTTAATAACTATGCAGTAGATTTTGTGTATCGTGTGGACTCAACCCCGCCGGACGTTATTTTTCGCGATGGGTTTTCACTACTTGGGTATAACCGTAACTTTCAGCAATTTATCAGTGGAAGGTCATGTAGTGGTGGAAGTAGTGACAGTCGCTATATTGCAACAACCTCAAGTGTTAATCAAACATATGCTATAGCCAGAGCGTACTATTCTCGCTCAACATTCAAAGGTAATTTATACAGATATCAGATTCGTGCAGATAATAATTTCTACAGCTTGCTCCCATCCATCACCTATCTGGAAACGCAAGGTGGTCACTTTAATGCTTATGAAAAAACGATGATGCGATTGCAAAGAGAGTATGTTTCCACATTATCTATTTTACCCGAGAATATTCAAAAGGCCGTGGCGCTTGTTTATGATAGCGCAACAGGTCTGGTAAAGGATGGTGTAAGCACAATGAATTCCAGTTATTTAGGTTTAAGCACTACGTCTAATCCTGGCGTGATACCTTTTCTTCCGGAACCGCAGACGTATACCCAACAACGAATTGATGCATTCGGCCCATTAATAAGTTCATGCTTTTCAATAGGTAGCGTATGTCAATCACATCGAGGGCAAAGAGCTGATGTATACAACATGTCTTTTTATGATGCAAGACCTGTAATAGAACTTATACTTTCTAAATAAATGAAACTTACCTATGTTGCCTATTAAATTAAACAGACCGTTTATTAGTGGTCTGGTTAATATTGTTTATTAAGTTGGCTATCCACTTAAATATAAATTGTTTATATACTTCAATAAGTTTTTTATCAGATTCATTGCATTATCAATCATAGCATTCAGGTACGTATTTTATTAATATTAGAAGGAGTCATTATGACTAAAGATGAAATCTTTGCATCTATCCTTAGTAGAGAAGGCGGTTACGTTGATCACCCTGACGACAGGGGGGGACCAACGCATTGGGGTATAACCCTGACGACGGCCCGGGCTAATGGCTATATGGGGGATATGCGGAATCTTACCCCGTAATCAAGCATTAAAAATCCTTGAGGCAGATTATTGGTATGGTCCACGACTTGATCAGGTTGCCATTATCTCTCACTCTATCGCAGCTGAGCTTTGTGATACTGGTGTGAACATGGGACCCTCAATCCCGATTAAGTACTTCCAGCGTTGGCTTAATGTTTTTAATGATCAGCAAAAAATTTATCCGGATTTGATAGCAGATGGTCAGATTGGGCCACGGACGCTTTCGGCACTAACATTTTTTCTCTCTCACCGGAGAGATGAGGGCGAAATGATACTTATCCGGGCATTGAATTGTAGTCAGGGACAACGCTATCTGGAGTTAGCTGAAAAGCGCCAGGCGAATGAGTCATTTATTTATGGATGGATAAAGGAACGGGTAAGGTTGTAATCCCCTTACTTACCACTATGGCGGTTTGTGATGATATCATATAATGATATATTCACACAGAGAACTGGTGAAAGCCACTAAGTCTCATTATTACTATATTAAGGCGTCAGGTTTTTCTATAGTTCTTTGTGTGTTAAAAACGAGAAATTAATTATGTTGTATGGTATGAGAATGATAGTATTTCCAGCCAAATATTCTTACGGCTAAATACATTATTATCCTTTTCCATTTTGGCACGCCCAGAACTTTCATTCCATCCAGGAATATGAGATCGGACTCTTTTCTGTTACGTAATGGATAATGATACAGGTAGTCATGAATGATTGCCGCTTTGGCATATTCACCATCCGGTGGCAATAATGACCAGAAAATACGCGGAACAGTGGCAAGGTCGGTAACGAATCCTACCGGTACTTCAATGACATCATTTTTATCTTCACTGAGATAAAACCTGAATGGCTCATAAACACGCCATTTATAATGACCTAACATTTCCATAATTGCTGGACTGGTAAAACAACTCATAATTTTACCTTACAATAAATATATATTCTGCACCTTACGCTCAAAGTACATGTCGTCAACGCTATTTACTCATTAACAGCTTCGTGCCAAAAAGGCTACGGGATAATGATCAGAAGCGAGTTGTGGATTACGTAATGCTTCAACCCTTTGTGAATAAGGTGCTCGATCGACAATGACCCCATAATCTAAAATACCACCGCCAATTTGCGTGGGTTCTGTAGGTGCGAGTACGGCTACAACTCGTTCCAGATGCTCAGTCATCAGGTCATTTTCAAGTCTGTCTGGGCTGCGATTAAAATCCCCGGCAAGAAACCAGGATAAATGCCGCATCTGAGGTTGTCTAAAAAAATTAATGGTAACCCTGACAATAGCTGCAGCATCCGGACCTCCACTAGCCAGTGCGTGCGCTGTCAGAAAAACATCATTACCCAGTCCGATGCCAATGACGGGGCGAGATGCGACAGTTGTCGGACGCAAGACATAAACATTATCCGCTCTTTGTCTGGAAACTATTGCCAGATTAACACGGCGCGCTCCAACATCAATAGCCGAGTGGTAGATATATCTTATATCCTGACGGCTGGTGGTTCCGAGATTCCAGGTGTATTCATCAATGGGAATACCCACTCCAAAAGGCTGAATATGTCGTCCGGTAGGAACCGCTGAGGTGGGAACAGCACCGGCCTCCTGTACCATAAGAATATCCACACCGGCAGTACCACTTAAAAGCTGTCTGACATTGACATTCCATTTACTTTCTGTAGATGCTGAAGAGCCCTGAAGATTCCAGGTCATAACTTTGTAGTCACTGATATTAGCGCAGGCAAAAGAAATATAGCTGCAGATGATCATGGTCAGAAGGAAAAAAACAGGTTTTTTCATGATATCTACTCTCCCGATTATTACTTCTTTATCTGAATGATATATGTGTTCATAACCCATTGTTTCATGACGTTGATTTTATTCTGGCAATGCCTGACTTGTTTCTGGTTCTATGTCTTGTGCAGATAGTAAGATACATAGCCTAACGTCAATAAAACTAAAATAGATGTCTATTACAGAGGTAAAATGATAGTTTATTCAGTACAATCAATTAATTATTGTTAATACCAAAGAAACAACTATAGATAAACAACTAACTGAATTTAAAACTACATTCACTTATCTCATTGTAACTGTATTGGGTTGATTTATATGCGGAAATAGAGATTCGATATCATTAGTACTTTATAAGTAAACATAAATTTTTAATTACCAGGATTATTATATCCCTGTGTGGAAGGTAACATTTCATCTATTCTCATTCTTGTAGTGACACAGTAAATTTGGTCACCTGATTAAAGGTGATATTCTCACCTCAACACAAAACAGGTGACTTAATGAACAAGAAAACCGGACAAATTAATGGATACATCTTGAACGACTACAATAGCGTCAGACCTCACCATTATAACGGTGCACTGATGCCGGAAGAACCTGAGAACAGGTACCGTTTTTACTGTAAAACCGTGACCAATATTATCGATGCGCAGCAAAACGTATAATTCGTTGATAGGGCTTACAGGCGTGGCACTGGGCAAAACGTTCAGTGGCAAGGACTGGCGCTGGAGCAGTCGGCATTTGGCAAATAGCATATTGACCACGCGATAAACGCCAACTTCCGCTACATGTTCTGAGTGGTGGCGTTTGCGTTATATCGTCACAGACAGCGCCTCAGGGCGCTGTTTTCGATCGGATATGTCGCTTTCGCAGGAGGGGACGTTATTCGGTGACCAGCCACATATCAGCCTCTTCAAACATCTCTTCCAGCATACGGTGCAGCCGTTCTTTCTCGGTTTTTGTACAGTCACTGTTTAATGCGTTCGCCTGCATTGGCTTAACTTTCACTTGCGCATCGGGAAAAAGTTGATGTACACGTTTTGTGAGTTCATTGAGGATGATTTCGCGTGCGCCTGGCAAACCTTCAACATTTCGCTTGTCATAAACGAGTTCGACGAACATCGCTATTTCCTTTTTACTGGTTGGATGACCAGTATTTAAGCTGGGTATATAACTGGTGTCAAGGTTTAGCCGCCGTTTTGTCATCCTGACGTTGCGGGCGTAAAGTAAATTGACCGCACGTGGAAGTAAAGGTCGCTAACCTGTTGTCGTGTCATGAGGTTAGCGGCTCTCTCTTCACAGCGGTGTCCTGCTACCTGATGGTAAATTCCAGGGCACGACTAAAATCGCAATCGGCCAATACAACAGGGTCGCCTTTTCTGACAATAATGCTATTTGTGCCCAGGCATTTTCGGCTCTGCTTCCCCTTGATTTTGTTATCATCAGTGAGCCAGCGCTGGTTATCATTACCCGTGCATGAATAAAGAATGATTGGCGTGCCTTCTTTCGTACCCTGTCCTGCAGCATCCAGACATTTCTCACCCTGCGTGATTCTGTCTCGGTGAAATAAGAAAAGCTGAGATTGCACATGCTTACACTCCCGCAGCGTCAAACGATTCTGTTGATCTGAGCCTGTATCAAGGCACAGACCATCAGTTGTCCGAATTTGTTCCGCGTCATTTATGTAATAACCACCGGAATTAATCTGGTTTTGTGTAATGACCGGGAACGACAAATTAATACTATAAGGTGCGGGTAAGCCGTTCGTCGTACATCCACATAAAATAGAGGAGAGGCAGAGAACTAGTGTGGTTTTTCCTGAAAGCAAAGTCATTCAATTATTACCCTAAAAATAAATAGCGTTACAACTATATTGGCGATTTATACCCACTGAATATGACGTAGCATTGAGCGGCAATAGAGATAATTCCGATAGAATCACATAAATACTTCGGTTAAATGCGCGCAGCCAGCCACTCCTGTGACGATGGGTATATAGCGTTAAATACTTTTGCAATATTAGATGCTATCACAGTGAAAAACGGCTGTACATTTCTTCACGTTAAACAAAGTGAGAAGGGGGCTGACACCCGATATATGATAAGAGAGGTCACGGGAGTCATCAGCAAAATAAATCCTTTAGATTTTCGTCACTGAAAACATTCTGCAGCCTTTCAGACAAAGCCTCATAGCAGACTGCGGAGGTATACGGGCTCGCTAAATTTTTCTGAAAAAATGCCGAGGGACGAATTATGAAAGATAAACGTTGGCGGCGGTAGGTCCGCGGAGGCCATTAATACGACAAAACTCAACGCGTATACCGGGGATAAGCGCTTCTGTTTCGTGTTGGCGACATGCTGAAATGTGGACCTGAACATCTTTGCGTCCATCGGAGGGGGTGATGAGACCTTTACCGCTCTTACAATCAAAGGTTTTGACAATTCCTGTCATTTTACGAGACAAATAAATTCCTTAATGGGGATAACGAGGCGCACTATACACGTCAGGATAAATAATGCCAGCTATATTTGATGGCAATCAAGATTTCCGGACGGCTAAAAGTAGTCGTTCGGCACCATTGTAGATAAAGAACATTATGTTCTGGAGAAAGTATTCCCTTTCCTGGCGTCATTGACTGGTGCGGACATCATGGGTTTTGCCGTCGGGCAGGATGGTGAACTAATCTGCCTGGCTTGCTTTTTATCGGTACTTGCAGGCGGCTGCGGGGTTTTACTACCAAAATCGTAGATAAAAATTTCCCATGATGCCTGTTGTAAACCAGGATAATGGCCTGAACTGGCCAAAACATGGAATGAAAAAATAAGTAATGACCAAAGTATAAAAGCATGATGTTTCATAACGCCTCCTGTTATACGCAATGACTTGTGAAGTTCATCTCCAGAATTATGGAACGTCATTGGCATTTTTTATTCAACGAAGAGTTAACCATTCTTAATAATAATGGGTTTTATAGAGAAATAGACTTTTTTATCGGGTTTTCAATATTTGCGTCCGTTATTATTTTTCTGGAATGTAAATTCTCTCTCAACACAGGTGATATTTATATTGTAATTGTGGTATTGATTCTATTCTTATAACAAGAAATGTTGTAACTGATAGATATATTAAAAAGGTTAAATCGGAGCGGGAATAAAGCGTGCTGAGCATCATAGTGAATATGGTTACGGCACCAGCGATGGCATATAACGGTATTTCGGCTGGAGCGTCAAGTGAGGGCTGTGAAGCACAATGAGATATGTTCTGGTTATATGGCGAGTTTGCTTACTGATATGTTTCTAGTCGCGCGGCGTCAGTTCTCTTAGCATGGTTGTTGTATTTTTCTTTAAATATCAAAGGGTTACGTGGTGAATTTATTGTTCCATAGTGGCTAAACACTTTATGGTTTCTGTTAAATATATATGCGTGAGAAAAATTAGCATTCAAATCTATAAAAGTGAGATGACATTGTAGAACCGGTTACCTTAAGGAGCGATAGAGAACTTCGGTAGTAAAAATCTCTTTCAGGAAGTAAACGTATCAGGAGCGATAGTGGTGAATTATTCGTGGTTTTGTCGATTCGGCATAGTGGCGATAACTGAATGCCGGATCGGTACCGCAGGTGTTTAAACACACCGTAAATAATAAGTAGTATTAAGGAGTTGTTATGAAAAATATTATTTTATCCACTTTAGTTATTACTACAGGCGTTTTGGTTGTAAATGTTGCACAGGCCGATACTAACGCCTTTTCCGTGGGGTATGCACAAAGTAAAGTTCAGGATTTCAAAAATATCCGAGGGGTAAATGTGAAATATCGTTATGAGGATGACTCTCCGGTAAGTTTTATTTCCTCGCTAAGTTACTTATATGGAGACAGCCAGGCTTCCGGGTCTGTTGAGTCTGAAGGTATTCATTACCATGACAAGTTTGAGGTGAAGTACGGCTCTTTTATGGTTGGGCCAGCCTATCGATTGTCTGACAATTTTTCGTTATACGCGCTGGCAGGTGTCGGCACGGTAAAGGCGACGTTTAAAGAACATTCCACTCAGGATGGCGATTCTTTTTCTAACAAAATTTCCTCAAGGAAAACGGGATTTGCCTGGGGCGCAGGTGTACAGATGAATCCGCTGGAGAATATCGTCGTCGATGTTGGGTATGAAGGAAGCAACATCTCCTCTACAAAAATAAACGGCTTCAACGTCGGGGTTGGATACCGTTTCTGA